AAGAATTTTAAATTATGTCTAAGATAAAAACAACCGATTGGTTAGCTGACTTACAAGGTTGGATAGCTTATTTTAAATCCGGAGATTCTGATGTATCCCATGTTACTTGTTGGCAAGACTATATAGCTATGATTGTTTATGAATATCTTGAAGACATTCCAGAAGTTTCTTTGGTTTTGTTGTTATGCGAAGCAGAAAGATTAGAATTATATGAAGATTGTGTTTTACTTAGGGATGAAATACAGTTTAGAAAAATTAGATTGTTAAAAAATCTTTAAAATAAAAAGATATATAGATCAAATGACAACGCAAAACAAAATAGAATTTATTCAAAACGAATTCAATCAAGGTTATACTCGTATCGAATTTGAACAATTGTTCCAAAAATATAACTAATAATATGTATCAATACATTTTAAAAGACGAATTCAAAGGATTAACTTTTAGCAAATATAACATTTCTAAAGATTATACTATCTATTTCGACTCTTTAAAAACTCCTGAAGAATATTATCCTAACTATTATAAAGCAGGATTTGAATTTCTGTTTTATTCTGAAAAAGAATTAATTGAAAAATCTTTAAAAATAGAATTAGAATCCAATAAAAAACAAAAACAAATCTCTAAAAAATGATGGAAAAAATCCAAAACGAAATTCTTTTTTATAAAAAACTAAAAGAAAATTCTACAAAAATAATAAAAGTAACAGGTTCTAAACCAAGAAAATAGAACAATTATTAAAACAAAATAAACAAAAATAAACAAAAACAACATGGAAAACCCACAAGAAGAGACAGTAAATTTACAAAAAACATTCGAAGAAACAGGAGTTTATACTACTGCAAATCCTGAAGATTTTAAAGTAATTGATGCTTTTTATCAAGCAGCTCCAGATGTAAGAATTATGCAATATATGGATAGATTCTTTATCCAAACTAAAATTGCAAATATCATGGAAACTTATACAGATTTAGGAGATGAAAAAAATGGAGTAGTATCTTATCAAGTTGCTAACACTTTATTGATGCCTAAAGAAGGTTATACATCTTTAGAAGTTGCTTTAAATGCAGTTAAGTTAATGCAAACAGCACCTACATATACTTATATTGAAAATACACATTCTAATGATTAATGAAGAAACCCCAATGGAACTCTATAGATGTGTCAGGTTGCATTAATAATAATCAAACTGATATAACTTATTTTTTCAATACAATAAGTCCGTGGCTGAATTATCTAACGTTTAATAACGAAGAGTTAAAACATGACATATTTTTGAAATTATTGAGTAAATTGCCACAGTTTCAACCGTCCAAAGGGAAACTCCACAATTTCCTTTGGACGGTTGCAACAAATCATTATAAAGAATCTAAAATAATTAAAAAACGTAAAATTCTTTTTCATGATGTTGATATTTCTAACATAGATATTATTGAAGAAGAACATATGTTTTTTTCAAATAACCTAGAATTATTAGATAAGTTACCACAAAATGACCATCTTTTTTTAATTAATCACATAATTAAACAAAAAAAAGATCAATCTATTCAAGACCGAAAACGCTTTCAACTTATTAAAAAACAACTACTTAAACTAAAGAATTAAGTAACAGTATCTAATTGATTGAATTTCAATTAGATAAACTTTAATATAACCACACCAATCCAGTGATTTCAGACAAACAACAACTATTTCTTGATTATTACTTCGAGCAAGGATGTACAAACGCTTTGCAAGCTTATGTGAAAGCTTACGAAACTTCAACACAAGTGGCAAAACCAGCAGCACATATGCTTTTAAAGAATCCAGAAATAAAAGCTCAGATTAAATTCCACCAGGCAACACTAATAGATGATTGTGGAATTACTAAGTTAGAAATTCTAGAAAGACTCAATCGTATTGCTAAAAAGAACGAGGATAAAGCTCCAAGAGTTTCCATAGAAGCATCTAAGCTAATAGTTTCCATGTTAGGTTTGAATGCACCTATTGAAACTAACAACACACATTCCATCAATGTAGAACAGCCTTTATTCGGACCCCTTGAAAATCAAGAACAGACAAAACAATTCCATCTTCAAAATATCTTAAGAATAGAAGATAACTTTCCAGAAAATAACCTCTTAGAAGAATGATAGATTTAATATTTTCCACGATTATAATAACTTTAGTAGTTATATTCACTTTTAAATTAATGAAAAATTTGTTAAGATGAGTGATTTCATTTATACTACGGCTTTGAATAAGATTCGTAAGATGAAATCAAGGATAAAGATTATTCCAGGAGGATCATCTGCTGGAAAAACTTATTCTATTTTGCCAATTCTCATCGATATGGCAATTAGAAATCCATTAATTTCCATATCTGTAGTTTCTGAGAGCATGCCTCATCTTAGGAGAGGTGCTATGAGAGATTTCATAAAGATTCTTAAATTCACAGGAAGATATATCGACATAAATTGGAATAGAACAAATTCGATTTATTCATTTACAAATGGTTCTTTCATCGAATTCTTTTCGGTTGACGAAGAGTCTAAACTAAGAGGAGCTCGTCGTAATGTGTTGTATATCAATGAAGCAAATAACATTAAGGAAGAGTCTTACATACAGTTAGCTATGAGAACTTCTGGAGATATTTTCCTGGATTACAATCCTAGTCATAAATTCTGGATAGAAAACATAGACAAAAAAGATTCTGAAAAGCTCATTCTAACATATAAAGATAACGAAGCTCTTCCTCAAACAGTTATAGATTTCCTAGAATCTAAACTTGAATTAGCAAAAACAAGCAATTACTGGAAAAACTGGTGTAATGTTTATCTTTACGGATTAGAAGGTTCTTTAGAAGGAGTAGTTTTTAATAACTGGAGTGAAATAGATGGAGTTCCTAAAGAAGCTGAATTAATAGGTTATGGAATGGACTTTGGGTTTTCTAATGACCCATCAACTTGTATTGCTGTTTATAGATATGATGGAAAACTTATATGTGATGAATTGATTTATCAAAAAGGTTTAAGTAATTCTGAATTATCTAAGTTAATGTATGATAGAAGAGTCAACGGAGAAATCTATGCAGACTCAGCAGAACCAAAATCTATAGATGAATTAAAGAAATATGGTCATAAGATTTATCCAACAAAGAAAGGCCCAGATTCTATTTTACACGGTATCAATTTATTACAAGAATTTAATATTCTTATTACAAATAATAGCATTAATTTAAAAAATGAGTTACAAAGATATTCTTGGAAAAAAGATAAAGAGGGTAACACATTAAATGTTCCAGAAGGAATATTTGATCATGGGATTGATGCTGTAAGGTACTTAGCTTTAATGAAACTAGGAAAAAAATCCATAACTTCCATGGTACAAGGTGCTGCAGCTCCTAATATGAAAAATCGTTTTTAATTTTGTTAAACTAATTAAATTTAATTTAAAATATAGTATATAGATATAAGATGAACAGATTTTTAACATTTGCAGACTATCAAAGTCAAATACAGTTGGAAGACCTTCAACAAATAGTTTTAACTCCTGGAATTACTCAACCAGGGGATGCTTTTACATTAGAAGCACAACAAGTATTGTTCAATATGGAAATGGTTGCTCAAGAAGAAATCTCTTCTTATATCAGAAACAGATATATAGTTGACCAGATATTTTCCGCAACACAACATTTTAATATAAATACCACTTATTACGGAAAGAATCTGATTCAATATTCAGAAACAGAATACGATCCAGCAATAGCATATGCTGTAAATGACAGATTTTCTTACAAAGATTTCATCTATAAAGTTTTAGTTCCAGGTCCATATCTTAGTCCACTTATATCAGATCCAAGTGTTTCTACTGATTTTACATTAATATGTCAAAATAATCAATACTATTATGCAAATTTACCGATTGCAGAATATAACAAGACTGTAAATTATAAGCAAGGCGATTTAGTTTGGTTTCTTAATAACATTTATGTAGCATTACAAAATGTTACAGGAATTACTCCAGGTGATACACAGAATCTAGAAGCTAGATATGGAATTCCAAGTGTTTATTCCAATTTCATTGGAAATACTACCATGGTTAATCCAGCAGGAGATCCAAGTCCAACATTACAAAAAACAATTTGGCAATTATATCCTTTACCGCTTCCAGGAATTCCAGTTTATAATAATACTTTTTCATATAACATAGGTGATAGATTTCAGTATTCAAACAATACATATCAAACATTAATTCCAGGGACTAACATAGGTATAGCTGATCCTTCTACTTCTCCCTTAAATTTTAGAAATGTTACAGGTTCAACTTATTCTTTTTCTGGAATCATGCCTGAAAACACTACTTATTGGACTTTAGGAGATAATAGAAATCCTTTAATTAAAATGTATTTGATAGACATATTGCTTTACCATGTTCATTCAAGGATTAACCCTAGAAACATTCCAGAATTGCGAGCAATAAGATATGATGGAAACAACAGCTTTCAATCAGGTGGTGCTATTGGATGGCTTAAAAAGATAGAAAAAGGTTTAGTTAGTTTAGATGCACCGGAAATAGTCCTTACACAAGGGGGAGATATTCGGTTTGGATCCTCTCCTAAGAAAAACAATTACTTTTAAATAAATGAAAAAGACTAATAGAACTTCAGGTTATCAATTACTTAAAGATAAACTTAAAGAAAAAGAATCTGAATTGAATAGTATAAAGAATGTTAAAGACCAAAAAGTTGGGAAAAAACAATTGGTTAGTTCCACTATTCCTCACATTACCACTCTTTATAGAATTCAAAGTGATTTGACCACATTTTCAAACGCATTAATATATGCTCAGAACATATTAAATCCAAATAGAACAGAACTTTTCAGACTTTATAATGACATAATGTTAGATGCACATCTAACATCAGTTATTGCAACAAGAAAAGCAACAATTCTTTCTGCTGAATTCATGTTTACAAAAGAGGGAAAAGAAGACAAAGAATTATCTTCTGTTTTTAAAACAAAATGGTTTTATGATTTCTTAAATCTTTCTTTAGATTCTTTATTTCTTGGATTTTCATTGATAGAATTTGGAAATCTTGTAAACGACGAATTTGAAACCATAACAGAAGTTCCAAGACAGTATGTTAAACCAGAATTCGGCGTAGTTACTCCTGCTTTAGGTATGATTACTGGAACTTCTTATTCAGAATTACCGTATTCTGATTGGGCAATGTTAGTCGGAGAAAAAACTAATTTAGGATTATTAGCAAAGTGTGCTCCATATTGTTTATGGAAAAGAAACGCGATGATTGCTTATGCAGAATTTGTGGAAATGAATCAAGCCATCAGAATTCTAAAAACTGACGCTTATGATGAAACCACAAGACAAGCTGGTGAAAATTTCATGAGAACAATGGGTAATTCAGCATATGCAGTCCTTGGAAAAGATGACGAAGTACAGTTTGCAGAAACAAGAAATGCTAGTGGAGCTGAACAATTATACAATGGATTGATAAATAAATGTAACGAAGAACTTTCTAAATTGATTTTAGGTGGAACTGGAATGACAGATGCTAAATCTTTTGTAGGTTCATCTAAAATCCATCAAGAAACTTTTCATTTATTAGGAACTCAAGATAAAATATTTATTCAAAATGTTTTAAATAAACAGTTAATTCCATTTTTGATAAGACATGAATTCCAATTAGAAGGATATAAAATAGAATGTAAACCAGAAGAAGAACTTAGTTTGAAAGAAAGATTTGAAATAGATTCTAAACTTTTAGATTATTTTGACTTCAAACCAGAATATTTCCGTGAAACTTATGGAAGTGATGTGTATCCAAAAGCAATTAAAATAGAAGAACCTAAAATAAATGAGTAGTGTAACAAATCCTATATCAGATCAATTAAAAGCTTATGATAATGCTTCTATAAAGACATTAAAATCTATCGGTTCTGAAGCAGTAACAAATATCAAGAAACAATTCGATAGGGCTGGAATAGTTTCAAGAAGTGGAAATCTAAGAAGTCATATTGAATATGAAATTGTATTAGAAAAAGATGACATGAATGTATATATAAAAGATGACATGAATTATGCTTCTTATGTCAATGATGGAACAACTAAGATGAAAGCTCGACCGTTTCTTTTTATAAGTCCATATATGGAAGAGATAATCAGGAGAAATCTTGAAGAACAAATAAATAAAGCTTTTAAATAAAATGTTAAAACAGTTTTATTCTGATTTAAAACAACAAATTGCAACTTCTTTACCTGAAATAAAGAACAACATCTACTTATGGAATAATCAATTTGATCATTCTAATGGAGATTCTAACAATTCTAAAGGTCGTGATGAGTCAGCGTTCCAATATCCTGCAGTTTTTATAGAATTTAATGATTTTGAATTCAGACAATTGAGTTTAGGAGTTCAAGAATATGATTACATATGTACAATAAGATTAGGAACAAAAAGTTATTTGAAAGAAGATTTAAGTCTATTTGATTTGTCTACCAGATTATATTATGTTGTACAAAGATTTCAACAAGGTAACAAATCAAGACTATCAAGAATTTCAGAAGTTAAAGATATAAATCACAATAATGTAACTATAACTACAACCAGATATAAAGGTTATGGAATTGATGATTCTAGATATGTATTAGCAGATCCAAATTTAACAAAAGGTTATATTACTGCGATTGATCAAACAGATGATATAGTAGAACAAGTTGATCCTAATATTCCTTTAGACCCTTCCATCCAAAATGGGGATAATAGATTTTTAGGATAATATAAAATATACAAACACATGGCAAGAAGCATAGTTACAATACAAAATCAAATTTTATTAGAGAAATCTAATCAATCAGCATTAGATGGTTTGAATTCTCCATCTAGAACTTCTATATACAATCTATGGTCTTATATAACTGCTGTTGTTATCAATTTATTTGAGCAACTATACGATGTATTTCAAACTAATTTAGAATCTGAAATAGCATTAGCTCCTGTAGGAACAGATGATTGGGTAAAAGCACAGTGTTTGAAATTCCAATACAATGCAATTAATCCACAGATCATAACATTAACAGATTTTGTTCCCAGTTATAATCCAGTTAATATAGCTTATCAATTAATATCAAGAGCAGCAGTTTTAACACTAGCATCAAGAATAGTATCAGTTAAAGTAGCTAAATCAGAACCACCAGAAGCTTTAACTTCTACCGAACTTACAGCTTTCCAAGGTTATTTAGATGAAATATCTTTTTCAGGAGTTCAATACAATGCAATATCTATTCCTCCTGATGAATTAATGATAGGAGCAACTATCAATTATAACGGTTTATATGCTGCAGTTATTCAACAAAATGTTATTAATGCTATTAACAATTACTTGACAACATTACCTTTCGACGGTTCTGTAGTGGTTTCTCAAATAGAATCTGCTATCCTGTCAGTAACAGGAGTTACTGATTGTGTGTTGAATAATGTAAGTTTGAGAGCTTATTCAGTGCCATTTGCAAGTGCAACTTATCTAGTTCAGAGTAACACAGAACTATTACGTAAATCGTCAACATTATCAGGATATGTTATCGGAGAAACAACTTCTGGACATACATTTTTAGACACATTAATTTTTGTGTCATAATAATATAATTTTAAATAGATGTTCAATACAAATATATTTGCTATCAATTTTAAAGGAATAACTGAACTGTTGTTGCCTCCAATTCTTAGAAAATCTAAAGAGATTGCCTGGTTAACTAGTTTAACAAAACCTTTACAGTATGACAATGATTTATTTCTTGATTATATAAACGGTTCTAACTATCCTATATATAATTCCGGAACTACTTATGTTGCTGGAAATCGAGTAATTAATATAGATAGAGGAGTTTACGAAAGCATTAACGGTTCAACAGGAATTGTTCCAACAGATACAACTAAATGGACTTTAATAAATGGTAATTATATAGGAGCTGTCGAAAGAAGTAGATATAATTCTCAAAAATACTTGAATGAATATGCTTTAAATAGATGGTTTCAAGTTTCTGGTACAACTACTACTTCTCTATATGGTCCAAGTTATAATAACATATATATAAAAACAAACGTGACAAAATCAAACATGTTTGTTATGGGACAAACTGGACCTTATAGCGATTACATGTTGAATAGATCAAGTTCAGAATACATGTTTAATCATTATATAGTTCCATCGTCAACGGATTTTACAATATACGTTCCAACTACAGTCACAACAGACTTACAAAGTGTAAGAACATTTGAAGATTTAGTTGTTATAGCAGGCATAACTTATGATGTAGTAAATTATTAAAAATAAATAAATAAAAATGTCAGATTTCATTTTAACTAATAGTATTTCCGATCCGTTGATCGGACAACCTTGGACTGGTCCTTCTTTAAATTTCTTACAGAATGGATTTAATGTTCAAACTTCAGGACTTGCACAATCAATAATAGGAAGAAGCTATAATAATGCTAATACCTATGTATTAAGCGGATTACAACCATACGGAACTAATCAATATTATCCAGGATATATTTTTTATCAAGGGGAAATATTTTATTGTGCTGGAAAAAGTTCAACCACATCTTTTACTCATATTCCTATATTAACATTAACAATAACAAATGATCCTATTGCTGATCCACTATTATTTACTGATGCAATTTCTAGAAATGTTCATAACATAAGAACAATGGTATTGAGCGATGGAATAAGCGGTTCAGGAACTGTAGATTTGAGCACTTGTATTTACACTCAACAAGATTGGGTTTATTATCAAATACAATCTTCTGATTTACACTTTAATACTTCTGTTGCTTCTGTAAATGGAGCTGCAGCCCATGATTTAAGGTATTTAAAAATAAATAATACAGTTACTGTAGATTTTAATTTTTCGATGTTTGCAAATCCTGGTCCTTCAGAAGTATTTGTTTATTTGAATCTACCTGCAGGTTGTGGAACTACTGTCAGATCATTTTCTAGTATAGGTTATTTTTTAAATTCAGCTTGGCCAGATTTTGATGATGGCCATGCCATTGGTCAAGCTGCTATGTTTATAAAAACTCAATCCGGTGGAGCAGGAACTCAATTGTATTTAACCCCAGCAATGTACAGAAATTTCTATTTTGAAACTTATCCGACTCCGGTTGAATTCCATGGACAAGTAACATTTCAAATATTTTAAAAAAAACTCATAAAACATGAATAATTTCAAATATATAAAGAATTTATCTTTAGAAGATTCAGAAGCAACAATCCTTCTTTATAATACAATAGGTATAGTAGAAGATGAGATCGGAAATATAACTGAAGGTATAAACGGAGAACACTTTGCTAAAGAATTAGAATTTCTTTCTACTCAAGTAAGTAAAATTCATGTGAGAATAAATTCTCCAGGTGGAAATGTAATGGATGGTTATAGTATCATCTCAGCAATTTTAAATTCTAAAGCTGAAATCTACACTTACAATGATGGAGTTGCAGCTTCCATAGCTAGTTTGATTTTAATTGTTGGAAATAAAAGATTTGCAAAAGATTATTCTATCACAATGATACATAATCCATCATCTCAGACAGCAGAAAATGAAGTATTGGAAAAAATTAAAGAAAGTTTGATAACAATTTTAAATAAATATAGTATATATAATAAAGATACTTTAAATATTCTGATGGATAAGGAAACTTATTTCAATGCAGAAGAAGCAAAAGAAGCAAGATTGATTGATGAAATAGAGAATAATACTGAAAAATTTCACATTGCAACTAAAGATGTAAGAGAAATGGCAGCAGTTTTTAATCTTTTAATTAACAAAACAGAAATGAAATCTACAAAGAAAAATATCATAGTTAACACTTTAGTCGATAAAGCAGAAACTATCGAAACTATTGAAAATAAATTAGGAATTGAATCTCCAGAAACATTGACTAATGAATTAACCCCAGATGATGAAGCGGAAAAAGCTAACGAAGCAGCTAAAGAATCTAAAAAATCAGAAATGTTAGAAGATTGTTCTCCTTTAACTAAAATCAAATCGGATTTAGGAATGGATGATGACACAGCAGACGAAGATGTATATGATTTCCTTAAATCAATGAAAGATGATCTTGAAAAAACCAAATCTACACTTGCTGATATGGTTAAAGAAGCTAAACATGCTCACAAACAAAGAATCGATCAGATGGTAAACCAATTAGTAATATCTAAAAAAATTACTAAAGATGAAGTTGTGAATGTTACAAAATTAGCAGAAGTAGATTTCGAAACTACAAAAAATCTTTTCGATAAGATTTCCACTGTTTCGAAACACACTAGTATCAGTAATGTTATCAAGCAAGAAAGTACTAATCCAAAAGCTAATTGGACTATAAGAGATTACGAGAAAAAAGATCCTCAAGGATTAACAAAAATAAAGAATGAAAACCCTTCTGAGTATACTAGATTATATAACGAATTTTACAAATAAAAACTAAAAAAACAATAACATGGCAGGATTATTAAAAGAAGTCTGGATCGCAGACGTAGAAGAATTACTTTATCCAGAGAATTCAATTCTCTTCAGAGCAACAGATCATAGTGCTTATGTACATAATAACATTGTCCACGTTCCAAATGCTGGAGCAAATGGTGCAATTGTTAAAAACAGAAACTTAGGTGGTGTTCCAGCGACAACTTATCAAAGAACTGACGTTGATTTGACTTATGCAATTAATAGTTATTCAGTTGCTCCAGTTATTATCTCTGAACTTGAGACATATCAAATTGCTTATGATAAAAGAAAAACTATCATATACAATGCTACGATGAACTTGGAAACTATTATAACTAATAACTTCCTTAACAGCATTGCGCCAGCAGTATCTTTGGCAGCAACAAACTTTGTTTACACTACAGGTTCAGCACAAGGAACTGACTTACCTTTTACCACTTCTGGTACAGGTACAGCAACAGGAACTAGACTTTCTATAACATTAGCAGATATTTTTGCTGCTAAATCTTTGTTGGATAAACAAAATGTTCCACAAAATGGTAGAGTAATGATTGTTCCATCTGATATGTTTAACTTGGAGCTGTTACAAATTCCAAATGTATTACAAGCATACCAATTAGGTGCTATTGGACTTTCTGAATCAGCATTAGCAACAGGTATGTTAGCAAGAGTTGCTAACATAGATCTTTATGAAAGACCAACAACTACTGTTTATACTAAAACATCTTCTCCAGATGCAGTTCTTGCAAAAGCAACTTGCGGTGATGATGGTCAACCATTAGTAATAAATGCAACAGATGCTTGGGCAGCTTTAGTATGGCACCCATCAACAGTTTCTTTTGCTAAAGGTCAAACTGATGTATTTTATCAAGAAGTAGTAGCAGCAGCATACGGTTCTGAAATTTCTTTCTCTGTATGGTTCGGTTCAGCTCCTCTAAGAGCTGATGGAAAAGGTATTGTTGCAATTGTTCAATCTTAATCTAAGATTAAATAGATAAACCTAAAGGGATTTGAGGTAATCTCAAATCCCTTTTTAATTTAAAATATATAAAACAATCATGTCGAACAACGTCAATATAATCTACAGTCCTTCAGGATTAGGAACACCAGCAACTGGTGAGGATTTCATCTCAGGGATGATCTTTTATTCATCAGTATTGCCATCAGGTTTTACTTCAGGAGTTCCACAAGAAATCTTTGGATTACAACAAGCAGCTTCTTTAGGAATAACTAATACTTCTATAGGAGAAACTAAAGCTAGTGGTGGTGGAATAATCGTAACTAATGCAGGTGCAACAGGGGATAAAATAACAGTTTCTATTGATACACAAAGCATGTTTGGTATCATAGAACTAGGTTCTTATGCTAATTTAGCTTCTGACACTATTAATACAGTTGCAGCAGGACTTACTGCTTCAATCAATGCATCTAGTATAAAAGGATTTACAGCTACTGTTGTAGGTGCAGATATTACAATTATAGCTCCAGCTCAAACAGGTCTTGCCGGAAATGCATTTCTTCCTATATTATCATCTACCGGAGGTATCACATGGAATCTTTCTTCTATAGCAGTATTATCTGGTGGAATTGCTTCTAAAATTGATCCTATTTGGTATCACATATCTGAATTTTTCAGAGCTAATCCAACAGGAACATTATGGACTTTGATTTCAACAACATCATCTTCATCTTCTGCTTATGCGGAAATTTCAACTATACAAAATGTAGCAATCGGGAAAATAAGACAATTAGGTATTTTTGAAACAATTGCTTTTTCAACTTCTAATTTAAGTTTGATGGAAACTCAAGCAAAAGCTTTAGAAACTAATAACAAACCTTTAGAGATAGTTTATCAAGGAAATTTTAAAGCTGTTTCTGATTTAACAACATTATCAGACTTACAAGCATTAACAGCACAAAATGTAACAGCTACATTTGGACAAGATGGTGCTAATACTAACTTAGGCGGTGGTTTAAGATTGTTCTTAGCAAGTGGATATAGCATTGGTTGTGTTGGATTAATATTAGGTGCTATTTCAAGTGCTTTAGTTTCTACTTCTATCGCATGGGTTCAAAACTTTAACATGGATAATGGATCTGAAATGGATGTATTAGCTTTTGCTAATGGAACTTTACTTTCTTCTGTGTCTGATAATCTTATAAACAATATTGATTCTAAGAATTACGTGTTTTTAAAGAAATTTGTAGGTGTTAGTGGAAGTTATTTTAACAACAATTATACTTCTATATCTAATACAAGTGATTATTCTTCTATATCTAACAACAGAACAATCCATAAAGTTGCAAGAAATGTAAGAGCAAGATTGTTACCTTCTTTAGCTTCTCCAGTATACTTTAACAAAGACGGTTCTATCGCATTGTATTCAATAGCATTCTTTCAAGACGAAGCTAATACCGCTTTAAGTTTCATGAAAGCAGCAGGAGAAATATCTGATTATAACACAATCATCAATGCAAAACAAAACGTTTTATCAACTAAAACTTTAACCATAGGTGTACAAATAGTTCCAGTTGGAACTGCAAATGTAATCAATGTTAATTTAGGATTCGTTTTGAGCATTTAAAAATATAAATAAACTATAATACTATGGACATCCCAATATTTCCTATTCGCGTTAATGGACACTGTTATGAATGGGCAGACATCCAACTATCAATTGCAGGATCAACTCCTCAATCAACATTACAAGAAATCAATTACTCTTCTGTAAGAGAAGGTAAGAACATCTATGGAACAGGTTCTGAACCTATAGGTGTTGGTTACGGTAACAGAGTTTATTCAGGTTCTATAACTATGTTGATGGACGAAGTACAAGCTCTTCTTGCAATAGCACCACTTAAAGATTTATCACGTATTCCATCATTTAGTATAACTGTATCTTGGTTAGATGCAGAGAATGTTACTATTACAGATGTTCTTAAAAATTGTAAGTTCATGAACTACGATATTAAAACGAAACAAGGAGATACTTCAACTCCGGTTACATTGAATATCTTATTTGCTGGAATTGCTTAATAATTAAAAATAAATAAAAACCCCACATGAAAACACAAGAAGAATTAGATGCAATTAAAATTGCATTAGAACCAACTCACAAGACTATCTATACTGTTGAAATCCCAGTTAACGAAGATGAACTTGAAACAAGAACTATTTTCTTAAAGAAATTTGACAGAGCAACTTTAGCAGCAACGCAAAAAATGGTTTCTGTAGACTCTTTAAAAGCAATTGAGGTATTCGTTAAAAATACTTATATCGGAGGAGATGATCTTCAAGAAATCTTAAATGATTTGTATATGTTAAGGAGTTTAGAAGGTGTTATCGTTGATTTGATTTCAGTAAAAAAAGCCTCTCTAAAAAAAAATTAAGTTCGTTAGAGGAAGATATTCAAGATAATTTCATTGCTCAGAATGACGCACTTATAAGATTTTATTACCACGTGAATCCTGATTTATTATCTGATAATAAATGGTTAAAATATTCGAATGAAATATTATGGATTCTTCGATTTAACGGAACATTAAAAATAAAAGAATAACCAAAAGGTGATGAAAATTTCATCACCTTTTTTTATAAAAAATGAATAATAAAAAAATAAAACAAAAAGAATATAGAGATAAACAAAAAAGTTATCAGAAAGAATATCAGAAAAAATATAGAAAATCTGGTAAAAAATTATTTGGAGAAACTATTAAAGGAAAAGAATATCAAAAAGAATATAGAGAAATGGAAAAGAATAAAACAAAATTATTTTTAAAAAAATACGGAATTACAAATAATGATTATAATGAAATGTTTGATCAACAAAAAGGATGTTGTAAAATCTGTTTTATTCACCAAAAAGAATTAAAAACAAAATTATTTATAGATCATGATCATAAAACAGGGAAAGTAAGAGGATTACTTTGTAATTCATGTAATTTAGTTTTAGGATTTGCGAAAGATAATATAAATATATTAGAAGAATCTATTAAATATTTAAAAAATCTTTAAATTAAATGGCAAATGAAATAAAGTATAAGATAACCGCTGACAATTCGCAATTCAAAAATGCGATGAGAGATGCTGGTAGTAGTGTGAGTTCATTAGGTTCACAATTAACCAGTCTAGCTGCAGCATTTGGAGTTTCATTTGGAGTTTCAAAGATTTTAGAAGCTGGTATGGCTTATGAAAAAGCAGGAATTCAATTAAAGACACTAACAGGTTCAGCTACAGAAGCTAAGAGAATAATGGAGGGTCTTCAATCTGATGCACTTAAATCTCCATTTAATCTTGATGCTATAGTGAAAGTAAATAACTCATTAATGAGTGCTGGAGTATCAGCAGATAGATCTAGAGAAGATGTTAAAAATCTTTCTAATGCTATTGCTGCTACAGGTGGTGGAAATGATGAATTGATGAGAATGGCTGTTAACTTACAACAAATAAAAAATGTTGGAAAAGCAACAGCAGTAGATATAAAACAATTTGCTTATGCTGGTATTAATGTTTATTCAGTTTTAAATGATTATGCTGATAAACACAAAATCAAGATTGATAAGAATAATATATCTTATGAATTATTAACTGATGCATTAAAACAAGCAGCAGACAAAGGTGGAATATATTTTGGAGCTTTAGATGCTTATGCTGATTCAACTACAGGAAAGATTTCTAATTTAGAAGATCAATTCTTTAAAACAGCAAATACCTTATTTATAAAATTACAACCTGAAATAAATTCTTTAATCACAAGTTTAAGTTCTTTATTAACATGGATTGGAAACAATGTCGAATTATTAAAAGGAATAGGTAAAGCAGTATTAATATTAACTGGTTTATGGGCAGCATATAATACATCTATAGCAGCAACTACAACAGCACAAGCTGCTTTAAATTTTGTAATGAGTGCTAATCCTATAGGTCAAGTAGTTATTGCATTAGGATTATTAGCTGGTGCATTAGAAATAGTATTAGGTTATTATGATCAATTAAAAAAATCTTATGAAGATACATTAAAAGGTTCTAACAAACAGGGAGAGTCTAAAGCATTAAGAGAATTAAAAGCTGAAACTGCTGAAATGATGAAGCAAAAAGGAATGAAATCCGAATTAGCTGATCAATTATCACGTAATAAATTAGAAAAAAAATATGCTGAAGATTACAAGTTAGAATTAAGAGAGATTTCCAAATTAGAAAATGAAATAAAAGATTTACCATTTTTTACATCAATAGATACTAAAAATGAATTAGGTGCACAACTTGGTAAACACAAAGCACAATTATCTTTTATTTCAGGAGCTAGAAATGCTTTAACTGGAAATTTAAGTGGATTAGATTCTGGTAAAAAATCACCAAATGCTTCTTCTACTCCTTCTGCTCCTTCAAAAAAGGAAGCAGTTAGAGAGAATATAACTATTAAGATAGATAGTTTAGTTAAGCATTTAGAATTACATGCTTTAACTTTAAAAGAAGGAACTGATGATATTAAAAAAATTGTTGGACAAGCATTACAAGAAGCAGTATATGGTGTAAAATATGCAGGACGCTAATTTTTAAAATAAAATAATAATAATAAATGAGTGATTTTAATATACAACCAGATAAAGTACATCAAGCTTCTATATTGCCTGAAGATTATCAAATTCGTTCAGAAGTAGTAACAGATAAAGCATTCTTAAAACATTTAGAAGCTGAAATAAATCCTTTATCAAGACAAAGTCCAATTAATGCTATACCTGTTCAATCAGTTAAAACATTTGTAAGGAGCTACACTATTAAAGAGATTGAAAAAACAATTTTAAAAAAACAATTAAATCTTTCTAGTGATCCTAATTTTAAACCGAAAGGAATCTTAGAATCTTCTGGTTTTTCTGATTTGTTAGGTTTAAATGTTTGGGACTCTTTATTGTTACAAGATCCTTTAAATCCAGGATTATTAAATCCATACTTGGAAATAGCTTTAGTAAATGTGTCACAAACACGAAACATAGTAACAACTGCTGTTCAAGGTTTAGATGGAACTATAAAGGAATACATTTCGGATGGGGATTTCAATATCAACATATCGGCAACTCTTGTGGGGGACGAAGCTGATGTGTACCCATCCGATTCTGTTAATACTCTATTGAACATGTTTAAATCAAAAAATGCGATAGATATATATAGCACAGTATTAAATAAATATTTCGGAATAAAATCTATTGTTATAACTAATTATAATTTTTACCAAGCAGAAGTAGGTATGAGAAATGTTCAAAATGTCGATTTCACTTGCATCTCAGACAATCCTGATGTTTATAAAATAATATTACAACAAGTATAATGTTAAAATTAACTTCAAGAATTACTGTTATAAAAAATATAAGCACAACTCCTACTGATGGAAGTACTCCAATCTTGTCAGCACGTTATTATATTCCACCAGAAGACACAAGAGGATATGACGAGTCTGTAAACACAGGAGATTTATTCGTAGAAAAAGATTTTTTAGAGTTTTATAAAACTGGAAATGACTTATCTTTGATTTTCACATATGCTAACACAATAGAATGTGAGAGTAATTTTAGAAATCTTACAAAGACAGGTAAATTGATATTACCAAGAAATATTTCTGCCATAGCTAAATTACCGTTGATCGCTAACACATCTTCTCCAATATTTGGGAGAGGAGATAGAATAATAATAGAATGCGGATATAATGGAAATCTTCAAGAGGTTTTCCGTGGTTACATTACAAAAATAAATTTCGGTATACCTTTAATTTTAGAATTAGAAGATCAGATGTTTCTTTTGAAACAGATAAGAGCAAAAATTGGAGATAAGAACAAAGGTGATGACAGGAAATTGACTATAACTGAAATCATGCAAAGATGTTTATCTTCTAAATTTAATGATAACATAACTAACACTCAAGATTATTTTACTTTCATAGACATTAATTTACCTACAGATTCTGGAGATAATCAAGTGAATACAGCTACAGTTAAAAGGAAAAATAATCTTATTCCTGTTATAATCAATGCAACCACCGAACCTTTTACTTATAACACAGCCATTGAAAAATCTGTTGCAGAGATATTTGATGATTTGAAAAAGAAAACTGGATTATTTATTTATTTCGATGATTATGGAAATTTAAGAGTTGAATTGCCTTTCATAAATTCTGAGAATTTATTAAGTAATACTCTATTACTGTTCGAAGGACAGATAATAAATTCTGAGAATTTGAACTATCAAAGAGCAGATGAACTTGCTATCAAAATAATATATTCTAGTAAACCATCTGACAAGAAAAAACCTATAATTTTCGGAGAAGACTCTCCTAAAAGGGGTTTTGTTGGAGATGGAAACGGTGATAGCATAACTGTAAATGCTCCTATGGATCAATCTCAGGAAGAATGTAATGCTAATGCATTACAACTTTATAAAGCAAATAAATATGATGGATTCAGACCTAATTCAACACTGCTGACATTCGGAGAACCTGCAATATTTGTAGGAGAAGCTGTATATTTATATAGCACAAAGTATCCAGAAAGAAACGGTGGATTTGTGGTAGTTGGAGTTAAAAGGACATTTGGTATGGATGGATACAGACAGGAAATTGAATTAGGAATAAAAATTCCTAATATAAACAACTCTTATATCTTTAGCAAATATAATAAATATTTTTTACCGTATAATTATGACGGTACTCCACAATTTCAAAATATAGCATAATATGAGCACGATTTCACAAATAAAAGATTCTATACAAGAACTGGCTAAAATGGCTATGAATGACATGGACAATCATAACATGGTAGTCGGAACTGTGATTCCTGGTTCTGTAGATTTGATAAATCAGACTTGCAGTGTACAACCTATAGATCCTTTCAGAACTTCTATAAATAATGTAAGTTTTAGCAATGAGGATGGAGTTCCTGCTAACATAATACCTGCTGATACAGCAGTTGTTACAGTTTCTTTATATGATTCTGGTAGTGGTTGTATAGTACAACACGGAAAGATTGCTGGACAAAAGATTGCTGGAGAAGACCATGGTGGACTTATCATAGCTGCAAGCATGATTTCAATTTTAAATAACTTAGCAGATTTCTGTAATAACATCAAGGTAGAATATAACGGACACATTCATAGCACAACTGTAACTGTTTCAACATTAGGGGTTCCAACTCCAGCAGTAGTTTTACCTACCACATCACAAGCAACAACTATAGTAAATGATGGAAATGTTTATTTAGAAACACAGTTAACAACAAACATAAATACTGGAAAACCATCTGCGGGTTTTCATGGTTCAGGAAACCCAGCTAATTCTACATTAAAAGCTGCTTTAGAAGCTGCTTTAGGAATTCTAACATCTGCTATCACCAACACAAACGATATACAAGATCAATTAAATCAATTAAATCTTGTGATAGCAACTCAATTAGGAGTGACATCAGCATCACAACAGCAACAACAAAAATCTTTAGAATCAAAATTAGCTAAGGCTCAAGTGTTACAAGCTAAAGCACAAGCTAATTATGATTCTTTAAATAACAACAGTCAATAATGGTACAAGATATACAACTCATAGACTATGATTTAGTCATTGAAAACGGAGATTTCAATTTTATAGAGAGCGAACAACAGGAAACAGATTTGTTGTTAAACACTTTTATTGGAAATTGGAAACAATATCCGTTAGTAGGAATTGGCATATTAAATTATCTAGCTGGTCCAATATCATCTAATCAATTAGAAACTTTGATAAAAGAACAGATGATTGCTGATGGTTTTACCGTCCAATCTATCGATGTAAAAGGAAGTACTTTAGATAGCATCAAAATAAATGTTTTAGCTCATAGATAATGAATATAATAGTTAAAGAAGGAGAAAGCATATTTGATATTTCATTGAGATATTATGGAAATATATCTGATTCCATACAGATAATGTTAGATAATCCTATAATATCTGATATAAATAGTGATATTTATGGAATGACTTTAGTCATCAACAATCCAGGTAAATTAAATACTATTTTACAACCAATTATAAAGAAAGTAAAAACAACTACTTCTATTATAGTTGAAGAGCTAGAAAGCATATTTGATGTTTCTTTGAGATATTATGGAGATATTTCATATACTATAAATTTACTATTGAATAATAAAAACATTGAAAATATCAACAGTGAAATTTATGGGTTAAATATATTGGTAGATCCTATAAATACAGATTACAATGTAGTATATTATAATATAAACAACAGCAAACTTAGAACAGGCTTATCGATATTTGAAAATGAAATTTTAGAAAGCAGGTCATTTGATATGTCTTTTGATTTTTCATTCGATTAAAAATTATAAAAAGTAATAATGAGTAATAAAACTAAAGTATCATTAAAGGCAGAAATAGATGCTAAAGTATTTGAAAACACAAATAAATTAGTTACTGCTATAAATGTAAACGGAATTTTCAATGATATTGTTGATTCTAGTAATTGGTATTTTTCATATGCTCAGAATACAACTATCGGTAGTACAACAGTTTTAATAAACACATCATCTTTCCAACAATATTTTACAGGAACTTCTTCTCAGACAGTACAGATGCCAGATGTGACTACTTTCACGTTGGGTGGATCTTTCAAGATAATAAATAAAAGCACTGGAGATATTAATGTTGTATCTAGCGGAGGTAATCTAATACAAGTAGTTAGTAGTGGAAATTATGCATTAGTTACATGTATTTTATTGACTGGCACTGGAAGTTCTTCTTGGGATGTCATTTATGGTACTAACTCATCTATTTATAAATATGGAACAGGGACAATAAGCATTGTCCCTGTTTTAGGAAACCATACTTCTACTGGATATGGTAATTTTGTTGGTTCTGGTTTAACAAATAATGCTTCCGGTGAGAGATATTCAGTCGTAGTTGGAGGGGCTTTGAATAATTCTACAGACAGATATTCTGTCATTGTAGGTGGGGAATATAATAACGCTAATGATATGTATACTTTCATCGGTGGAGGTATCTTTAATACAGTTTCAAACGAATTCGCTTCTGTTGTTGGGGGTGACAATAACACTGCTAGTGGATTTAAAAGTTCTGTTGTCGGTGGAAGTGGAAATACTGTTTCTGGAACTTCTTCTTCAATATTAGGTGGTGACAATAACACAAATAATAATAATAACACATTTATTCTTGGAAGTAATATAACAAGTTCTCAAGATAACACTACTTACGTTCAAAACCTGAACATATCTACTTTAGGTTCAGGAACTCCAGTAAATAATCTAGCTTTAGACTCAAGTGGAAATGTAGTTGCTGCTGCTGGAATTTCAGGATATTCCGGAGTTAGTGGTTTTTCAGGAGCAAGCGGAATTTCTGGATGGTCTGGAGTTTCCGGATTTAGCGGTTATTCAGGAATATCTGGTATTAGTGGGGAATCTGGAACTTCAGGTTTCAGTGGAGTTTCCGGTTATTCTGGTATTTCAGGTTTCAGTGGAGTTTCTGGAACTTCAGGATTTAGTGGCATATCAGGAACAAGTGGTATTTCAGGTTTCAGTGGAGTTTCTGGAACTTCAGGATTTAGTGGTGCTTCAGGTTATTCCGGATGGTCAGGTACATCTGGATTTAGTGGTGTATCTGGATGGTCTGGCACGAGTGGAGTTTCAGGTTATTCAGGTGTATCTGGTTCCAGTGGGGTTTCTGGATGGTCTGGAATTTCAGGATTTACTGGAGTTAGCGGAGTTTCTGGTTATAGTGGTATTTCAGGTTATAGTGGAGTTTCTGGCCAATCTGGTTATTCAGGAACTTCTGGTTTTAGTGGTATCTCAGGTTATTCAGGAACAAGTGGATTTTCAGGTATTTCAGGATGGTCTGGAACTTCTGGTTTTAGTGGTATCTCAGGTTATTCAGGAACAAGTGGATTTTCAGGTGTTTCTGGATGGTCTGGTATTTCTGGTTACTCGGGATCTTCCTTTAGAACAATCCAATTCGCTGCCAGTGATACATCTTCAGCATTAACAGTATCAACTCCGTCAATTGTTGTTTATTCTCCATTTACCGGAACTATAAACGAGATTATAATAACATTAGGTACAGCTCAAACAAGTGGTAGCATATTTACTGTTGATATTAAAAAGAATGGAATAACAATTCTAAGCACATTAGCAACTATTGATAATACAGAATTCACAAGCTTAACCGCGGTTACGGCTCCTGTTTTATCGGTAACAAGTTTAACAAAGGGTGATAAAATTACTTGTCAAATAACACAAGTTGGCGATGGAACTGCTAAGCAATTGGGGATAATAATAAATGTTTTAATATGATTATAGACCCTTATATTTTTGGAGTAAATCTATTACTCGACTACTATCCGTGCAATGGTGCGGCATTTTCTTTTTATAAACTATCAAAAAACTATAACGGTGGTTGTTGCACTGTCATGCGGTCAAGTGACAACACTTATATTGATGTTGGCTTTGTCAACAATTACGTGGACACAGCATATATTTTATCATTTGTTGGAAGTGGTAACGGATATGTTGCTCAAATGTATGACCAAACTGGGAACAATAGAAAAGCTATTGGGGCTAGTAGTATTGGTGGAACGGCTTATAATCCAATCATTGTTCAATCAGGTGTCTTGTGTACAGACTCAAATGGTAAAGTAGTAGCACGTAATCCTACCGCTAGTTCTGGAAGATGGTTTAATTTAGCTCCAGCATTAGGAGGTGTTGCATTTTCAACATTACAAAATTTGCCAGTTTCTATTTTTACAACAGCAAAAATTACAACACTGCCAACCAATATATATAATAATGCCGCACATATAGTTGGTGGAACAGCGTTTGGTAGATATGAACAAGCTTTAAATGATGTTGATGGGTTTGGTTGTCAAAGAAGGACAACGACTGGTGCGGATGTATTAATCGATAAAACACCAGTAATTTACACCCCTTTTATTCAAACTGGATTATATAGGTCATCACAATTAACAGGTAGATTTAACGGAGTAGATGCAACACCCATTAGTTACACAGGAACGGCATTTAACACTGCGAGTAATTTTCAATTGATGACAGGAAATAGCGCAACAATGATTAACCCAGCGATGGATTTTTACGAGTGCATAATTTATTTAAGCGATGAGTATAGTAATAGAGCAGCTATAGAGTCAGATATTAATTCAAGATATTCAATTTTTTAAAAATAAAATAAAATAAAACAACATGAAAAAATTAATAGATTCTGTATTAACAGACCAAACATTGGTTTTAGACTATACTGAGTTAGGTAGTTCTTTGTCTAAAACTTTTTTAAGATCAGACCTTGATGAAGGTGAGCTACTCATAATTACCACTTACGATAACCTTATTAACACCATATTAAACTCCAATAGGGTGCCCAAATTATTAGACCTTGTTAAGAGCGTGTCTCTTACTAATGGTAATTTAAGTATCGTTGGGGAGAGTAATACGACTAAAGATTTTGAACTTATTAATTTATCTGATACTACTCTAGTAGGTACTACGGGTAAAACGCAAAAACAAGTGTACGATGAGTTAGAGTCTGCTGTATTGTCCGCTACCGGACAACCATTTACTCAACTGTTTGCACCATTTGGGACTGGCTATGTTTATTTGAATAATGAAAAAATGGTTTATAATTTAATAGTACAGCAGACTGGTTATATTATGGGAAACGCTACAAAATTAGCGCTTGATTTACTAAATTCTTAAACTATGACTAAATAATAAGCGGATGTAATGCTGACTTTACCGATTCTTACGATGAAATTGGACAATGGACTGATTCAGATGTTCAATCTAGAATAATAGAATTATTAAATGGACTTTAGGAGCAGTTTGGAGTAATTCTGGAATTTTAACAATAGTTTAAAATAACAATCGTTTTATGTTAAATGAATTACAAATTTTAATAACTAAAATTAAAATATCAACGTCTGGAATAATAGGAGTTATAATAGCTTTTTTAACTCCTATTATTCCATTAATTTTGATAGTAGGGTTTGCTATTGCATTAGATACACTATTTGGAGTGTTAAGAGCAAAGAAATTGAAAGAAACTGTTACATCTAGAAAATTATCACAAGTAGTTTCTAAGATGGTTCTTTATCAATCTGCTATAATAGGGTTTTTTGTTATAGAAAAATTCATATTAGAAGATTTTATAATAATGTTTACTAGCATACATCTAGTATTAACCAAACTAGTTGCAACTACTTTACTGTTTATAGAAGGTAAATCCATCAATGAAAATTATTTTATAATCTCAGGAGTTTCAATTTTGGATAAGTTTAAAGAGATGTTAAGTCGTACAAAAGAAATAAAAAATGATATAAACATTTTTAATAATTAAAAAAACAACAAATACAATGCCAATAGTTATATTACCTAAATCAGTAGTTTATACTACTCAACCTGCTCAAACAGTTACATTGAGCACATTAACTATCAATAGAGTAGTAGATCTTCCAGAAGAAAAAATTGTAAGATGCTTTTTGAAAGAGATAAACACTGCAATTATTCTATGGGAAGGAGATGATTATGATGCTGCTGGACAATGGTCAGATGCTGACGTTCAGGCTAGATTAACAGCCATTTTCTCAGCTTAATATTTTTCTATTATATTAAAATATAATGTAATTGTATCATTATACCTATTTATGCTAGTTACTGAATTATATTTTATACCATCAATAATAAAACAACTATCATTTATATAATAAGGTTCAAAAATTTTATTTTCTAAATGTAGATTCTCTTTAATTATAATTGGATAAGTCAAATATTTAATATTCTTCTTATTTGTTTTAATAGGTATAGCATTTTTTAAAGTAGTACCATCATTCAAAACTAAAACATTTGAATCATGTTTAATTTCATAATGATATGTGTTTTTTATACTACAAGAAGTAAGAATAAATAAACCAAATATTAACTTTTTCATTTTATCAGTTATTTTTTATAATACAAATATATAAAATATTTTAAAGTAAACAAAAACCATTTTTTACTAATAAATAAGTATAATCAACATCTCTTTCCATAATATTACTATATCCAGTACTTTGTATAGCAAACATTAATTTAGGAACATACATATTCATATTTGATGCTGCATAATATCTATCTAAATGATATGTTGTAGGATCATAATCTTTTAAAACTGTATCATAAGCAGTATTTTTTATTACATAAAAATGTGTAGATGAAAAGTTTTTAATCTTCCACCAATGTTTTTTAGAATCTATAGGATTACTACCTTGATAAATACCTCCAAATAACATATCATAATCTTCTGGTACATCATCAAAACAAGATTGAACATACTCCATAGTTTTTTCTTTCCCTTGGAATATACAATCATCCTCCATTATAATAACATTCTCGTAATTTCTTTCTTTAGCTATTTTTATTATTTCTAAATGAGAATTACCACAACCCATCATACCAGCTTTATTACGGTTAAGCTCATTGGGGTATTCTACGCCTTCAAATCTTTCAAAATTAGGATTATCACACAACCATTTCATTTCGTTTGTTATTTGAGCAAGCCTATCAGTTCTATATTTAAGATTGATTACAAATTTAGGAGTGTTATTTATATCTATATGCATTTTATTTAGTTTTTTATGTATATATCATTTTTAATTTCTATATTTGCATTATAAATTTAAAACTGATAAAAATATGGGAACTCCAACAGCAGTATTAATAATAATTCTTTTATTTATTTGTATTTTTCTAATTTGTAGAGAAATATCTTTATGGTATTTTAGAATTAATCAAAGAGTTAAACTCCAACAATTGACATTAGAAACAATGTTAAAGATTTATGAACAAAATGGAGGTTATATTAATTGGCCAGAAATTAATAAATTAATAAAATGATTCCAGTAATATCTTCTAATGTTAAAAGCATTGGATATAACCCTAAAAACAAAATAACATACGTCAAATTCAATAACGATTCGATGTATGTTTATTTTGGGGTTCCTCGAGAAACTTTTGAAAATTTTAAAAAAGCTGAATCAAAAGGTAAATTTCTACATTTACATATTAAAAATTCATATTCATATTTAAAGTTTAAATAACTGAAAAATCTATAATTCTTTTGTTCATAGATACTTCTTCTCTTACATTTTCAATTAACTCTTCATCTAATTGTTTAACTACATAAAGTAATGAAGAATTAATATTTCTTAATTTATTTCTTATTATTATATAAGCAGTTTCCTTACCAGAAGTTTTTATAAAATCTTCTGCTATTATAATTTTTATATTAAATAATGCTCTATGTTTTTCTAATATTTTTTCTAATGCTATTTCTTTTTGATCAGTGATAAAAAATTTCATTTTATAATTAGATTTTTCATTTGTTTTAGTTAAACCTAATTTACGTTTTTCATTACATCTTCTTACAGCTTCAACATGTGCAAATTTTCTTTCTTCTTCAGTATTATATTTTTTCTTCATAGATTGTGTGTATCATTAATACTTACAAAAAATATTTGAGTTTTATTTTCTTCATCCCTAGGATTTAATTGCTTAAATTCTTTTGCAGCACCAAATTTTATGATTTGACTAAAATATGCAAATACATTATCTGTTTTTTCTGGATTATAACTTCTCCAATATAAAGCACAATCTAATATTGCTCTACATATACAATCTTTTCTATCATCATCATTCTTATAACTGAATTTTCTATTTATCATGTTCTTTGCTATTAATGAAAACATTCTATATGCTTCATCAGTTAAGCAATCTTGTTCTTTAGAAATTGCAAGTTGCTTTCGTAATTCATCAGCTTTTATATAGTTTCTATTTTCCATTGATTTCTAAATTCAATTGCTTCTTCTAAAGTGTTAAATTTTTTAATAAATTTATTATGCTTGTATAAATAAAAATAAAGACCATTAGTTGAAATGTTCTTTTCAACTCTTTTCTTTTTAGCAACTTTTTTCTTATCTCCGAATAATTTTGTACTATGTGGTGTAGATGTACCTGTTTTTATTCTAACTTTTTTTAAGAACCTACAAACATGACCTCTTATTGTAACTTCCTGTAAGTTTAATATAGCAGCAACTTCTTTATATGAACCATTATGCTTTAATAAAAGCTCAAAAGATCTTTTATGAATTGAATCTGGCATATCATTTATTATGTTTTTTATATAATTATATTGAGATTCTACATTAAATTCATCTTCTTCATCAATAAAATCTTTATCTTCTATAGAAGAAGTTCTTTGTTTTTTTTTCTTTTTTGTAATGCAAAATTTTTTGCAATAGTACATAACCATGTATTTATAGCAGCCTTTTCAACATCAAACAAATATTCTTTTTCCATTCCCTTTAAAAAGGTCTCAGAAACTATATCATTAATATCATCTTCATCTAATAAAATGGAACTAACAGTATTTCTTACTTGTCTTTTGTATTTAATGAAAGTATCATCCCAATTTATTTCCATAATTTAATTGTCTTTATGTTATATATACAGAATATAAAAAGTTCCAGAAAAAAGGAACGGCTTTCTTTTTTAAGAAAGCCGTTCCTANCAACCAAGGTAAATCTCACTAAACCATGAATTGAATACTATCTTTTAAAATTTTTGATATTCGTAGGAATACTTTCTAATATGTTCTTCAAAAGATTCTTTTTTACTTTTATCTGAATTCTTTTTAAATTCTACGGAAGCTATACATATTTCAAAAATATCTTCGTGATTCCAGCCATCTAATAGAGAATATGTTAGATTTGGATATTCAATTTCTTTTGTTCTTATGTTAAAACCTAAAAACTTAATATATTCTATACGTTTTTCAAATACATTAGCTACATTAATAGGTAAACAATCTTTTCTGTCATTTATGGAAATAGTACTCGACTGCAAGTGTATTTTATCAATATATATAATCATTTCAAGTGATTTAACATAAAACCTATCTTCGTCTAGTTTTATTATATTATTTTTCATTTTATAAGCAATATCTAAAATTTGCTTATTTTTTTCTGTTGTTTCTGTTATTAAGTCTTTTTTCATTTGTTTTTTATTTTTATTTTTATATTTATACTATATACCTTTTTAAATTAACGTTTCTTTTTAATTCCTAATTTCAATTAATTTAATTTCTTCTTCTGTTAATTTAAAATGTTTATAAAATTCTTCGTCTGTTGTTAATCCTTCAATTCCTTCTATATTCAAACATCTCCAAAACCAAAATGGGGTATGTGGAGATATTTTTAATGGATCCATAATAGACTCTCTTAATTTCATTATTAATTTACTATTAATTAAAGCTGAAATTGATTTTCCAAAAGATTCTGTTTTTGGTAAAAAATAATGAACTCCCTCAGAAATTCCAATTTTATCTATTTCAGAAAAATATTTAGACCTTGGTTCTCGAAGAGCACATAAAATTACTTTTTTTTCAAATTGATGTTTATGAGGAATATTTGAACATATCCATTCATTTTTTATCCACCTAGAACCATGCGCTAATTTATATTTACTATCTTTTTCAATTTTCAAACTTGTTCTTTCCCATCCAGGTGGGTTTAAAATGATTCCATTATCTTTAACATTTATAACTTTATCAAATATTTTATTTATTAAACAATCAGGATGTATTCTTAAAATTGGATAATTTTTTTTAACCAGTTTACCATTAAATACTGTACCATCTGGATAAAATATTTTAGAATTTCCATTTCGTCCATTTTGGAATAAATACCAATCAGCACTAACTCCAATTCCTTTAAACGCGGAAAATTCAATTGGGGATTCATAATATTTTCTCCAGTCATCTGGGTGTACAAAACACATATATCCTTTGTTATTTAAAGACTTATACGCTTCTAAAACAAATTTTTGCCAAATAGGTTTTCCGCTGCCTCCACCTGTTCCTTTATTTTCTCCATTATACGGAGGATTACTTATTATAACATCAAATTTCATATCAAAATCAAGATTTAAAAAGCTCTGGTTTAAACAAATTTTTTATTTCTTTCATATTCGTTTTTTTTATTTTTATTTATCAATTAAAATAATTTTGTTTGCTCTTCGTTTTTATTCAGCCTTTCAACCATTTGGTTATAGAATGTCTCATCTTTTTCCATCATTATATATTTCCTATCACAATTGTATGCTGCTATTCCAGTTGTACCAGACCCAGCACAATTATCTAAAACTGTTTCTCCAGGATTTGTATAAGTTTTTATAAGGTATTCAAATAATGCAACAGGCTTTTGAGTTGGATGAAATGTTTTAGAATCTTTTTTAAACTTTAAAACACTTGTTGGATAATTTGTAAATTTTTGTGTATAAACTTCTCCAGCTTCTCTTTGTTTTTGTAGTTTTCCACCTTCTTGAATAAATGATGTAGCATATTTAGGTTTTTTACTTCTATTTAAAAGTTGTTTATATATTTTGCAATCTTTTCTAATTCCAGCATAATCCCTTTCTTTTCTTTTTTCTAGCCACTCATCAGAAACAGGTTTTATACCTGCACAACCTGCAGATGGTCTGACAACAGCAAATCCATCAATAGATTTCTTATTGATTTCTATAATACCCTGAGGATTATATGTTGGCAATTTTTTATAAAAAACACAAATGTTCTCGTGTTTTTTCATTGGAAATCTATTACAATTAGGAAAACCAGTTGAATGACCTTTCTCCCATATCCATTCATATCTAAACATTTTTAAATTACTTGCTATCAATAAGGTTGTAAATGGTTGAGAAGCAGTTAAAACTATTGCACCATTTGGTTTAATTATCCTTTCGTATTGTTCCCATAATTTATCAAATGGTATTATAACATCCCAAGAAAGTCGAGTTGTATTGTAAGGTAAATCAGCAAGTATCATATCTATACTTGCTGATTTTATTTTTTTCATTAGTTCTAAACTATCTCCTTGTTGTCTTTGATTCATTTATTTTTAATTTTATTTTTTCCAAACCAGTTTTTATAAAAAATTCTTTTTCTATTAAAATCAGCTACTGTTTTT